TCCATAATAAGTACTCCATAGCAACTTGTGTTTCAATATCCATAGACTGACGATCAATCAGTCGTTGTGTATTTCCTTGGTTATCTACTGCCTCGCTCATCCAACCAAAAAACTTTTTACGGTCAGCTGCCGGTATTTCAAAACCTCGGACTCGTCCAGTATCAATTGTCGACTTAATATTCGTCCACTGTTCCTGCACCTTTTGTTGTCGCTGTTGTGCTTCTCTCTGTTGCTGCTCTAGAATAGTTGCTGCCTCTCGTTCTTGCATAGTTTTTAGCTTGCCTAAGCTACGAGTTGCATGCCGCTCTAAAATACCAGCATCAACATATTCCTGCACAGTTTCTTTCGCTTCTTCATCTGTATACCCATTTCGACGTAAGAACTCTTGAACTACTGCACGCTGTGTTCCAACATCTTCAGCATCAATTTCAATGGCACTATAATCTACTTGAGGCGCCGTTGCTTGAAAGTACCTCTTCGGGTCTCCACCATTATATCTATACTGTAAATACTGCTCAACATCTGGGTATTGTCCAAATACTGAATCTAATTGCTCTTTAGCAATTTCATTTGCTACGGTCTGTGTAAATGCTACGACTCCATCGTAGTCTTCATCAAAGTCGCCCTCTATATCATATCCAAACTTAGAGCGCAAAACATCGATTACACTGGTATCATCTTCTACTTCTTTAGAAGTTTCACCAGGGAGCCGTTCTGCAACTTCATCTTCTGAATCTGGTTCTGTTGCTGCAACAGGTTCTTCAACCTGCAGTTCTTCCTCAACAATTTCTTCAGATGCGTCATTGACAGACTCGTCTACTGTTTCTGTCTCAGGCTCCGGAATATTTGTTGGAGCGTCATCATTAAGCAAATTAGCTACACTAACTTGACTTAAATCGAGTGATTTTTCTATTGCCATTACTACAAAAGTATTTGATATACCGAATTATATGACGTTTTTACGCCAAAGTTTAATTTCTTTATTAATATCAACTTTTTTGCTTTTGGAGGTTGACTTTTTCGCGCTCAATTTCAAGTCGAGCTTTGTCAATTTCGTCTCTTCGACCATTTCCATCAGCATCAGATGATATCTTTCCAGCCAGTTCCATTTTCTTCAATTCAAGCTTTAATACGCGATCTCGCTCATTCTGATCGGCATCAAATGCCTGTTCTTGTTGCTTCATTTGCGCTTGAGCTTGAGACTGAGCTTGAATCGCTTGTTGTTGCGCTTGTTGTTGCGCTTGTTCCATCTCTTTTTGCTTAACATCTACATCAGCCAACAACTTTTTGATTTTGCTAAAGTTGTTGCTGTCTAATATTTCCGCGATTGTACCCGGTTGCTGCCCGTTCTGCGCAAACGCCATAGTCAGCTGCTTCATCTGGCTCAGCTTGTCTTGTTCACGGCTATTGTTCTTAACAAATACGCCATACTCAGCTTCTTGGTACTCCTGTGGATCAATATTTATTAAGGCTGTTCGTAAATCGGACGTAACATACGTCATTTTCTTGCCCTCACGCCACGCAACTTTGCTGACATCTATTAATCCGTTGTATTCGCGCTCCATAAAAGTTTCAAATTTGCGGAACAGCTCCTCGCTAATTACTGATGACTGAAAAATTGCGCGTTCTGTAACACCAACGCCGTCTGAAGTTTTGACCTGTCCCTTGCGCTGCCGGCTAACGCCAATCATCTCCTCCCATTCGGCTTTGATAGCCTGCAATAACTGGAATTGGCTAGCTATATACTGACCAAGCGACATGTCAAGTACTTGGAATTGATTAAATGTTACCCGTTCGCCGCTTCGACCTTCAGCAGTAGAATCAATAAACGCAAATCCCATCGCGTCTGCGTAATACATAAACTTCTCTTCATCCCACCCATGACGCTTAGGAATGGTATTCATTTCCATCAGCATGATCTTGTCTTTGTTTTTGGCAATTGACAATTCAAGACGGTAGTGAAATACGTTGTACAACACTTGGTACGCAAGTCCCATACTTACTACGCTGATATTATCTGAATGGCGGTTGCTATAAACCCTACCATTATATGGCAGCTTGCAAACGGAAATGTTATTCATTTCATTTCGCTGCACGATATGCGGTTGTGCGCTAACAAAAATGCTGTCATCTATTTGGTAGCCTTCCCATACTTCGTTTACCCAATAATACTTGATTTCTTCATCCTCTTCCTTTTTGTAGGTTTCATCAACAACCATTTCTTGTTGCTGACCTAAGTCGTCTATATACGTGAGAATTCCCACACGGCTAAAGGATTTCCAACAAACATGCATAACCTCAACCATTCGATCAGACTCATCATCCTCCGGTTTATTAATAAACATGCTTTGTACCCCTCCGTATCCGTCTCGCGCTTTATCAGTCGGCATTTCCAGCTGGTCAATGTCTTTCGGTGAGAGCACATCGTAAAACCGGTCGACTACCTGGTTGACACTCATAATTTGACGGCGTACTACCCAATCGGCGTCTTCAATATATTCAACATCTGGCCCCTTTTCATAGTCAATATCCAATGGCGATACGACATCAAAGTCTACATCGTTCATGCTAACGTCTTTGTAGGTATAGCATTCGCCAGCTACAAGCCAATCAAAGAAAAGCTGTTGCATCTTATCTTCAAGGTGCAGCCAGTCAAATAGGTAGTTCAATACCTCTTGGCCTATAATGGCTCGTGAATCTCGATAGCTATTAAGCACCTGTTCCATAAACTCATCGGCTGCAGGCATTTCTTCAGAGGGCTGTCCTGTATCTAACCCCTGCGCATTAGCCTCATTCACAAATACTTGTTCTAAATACTCACGGTACTTCTCCTGACGATATTGGTCAAACCGGGATTGTATATCCGCATTGCGCACAACTACTTGATATGCTAGCGGTCGCTTTGCTTTTTCGCCAAGCAACAAGTCGACAATTGGCTTAATGATATTATAGTTCCTTAACCGCGCAGGAAAGTTTTTCTTTGCCCAGGCTTCAGAATTATAGGGATTAGTCACATAATTGTAATCAGCTTCACGAATGTTACCGTTGTACGCCTCATAGTAGGTCTGCAACGTATGCTTCGTGCTTGTACTGAATGATGAACGATTTATAAATGCACGTATACACTCTTTTGCCCACTCTTGGGTCTTACGTGACCGGGGTAATTTTTGTTTTGGTATTTGAAACATACGAAGTCGTTTTATGCGAAAAAGGCTCGATCAAAAAAGGATTCACTTGATTCTTGCTCTACAATTTGTACTTCTCTTGCATGCAAGTCCTTTAAATGGAACATGCACACTAACATTGCTGATACACGGTCAAAGTTACCTCGCCGGTTATATTTTACTAGCTCATCAATAAGAGCTATATCATATATGTAATGGAGGTTCAGTTTTGTTTCTCCATTTTCTGTAGCTGTACGCTTGGTTTTTAGCCAATCTCTTAAGTATATTTCTGCTTGTCCTTTGCGTTCTTTACTACCCATACTCATACCGTAGTTGCGGCCTAGTTTTCTAACGCGTACGTTATCTCCCTTATCAAATATCTCTACCTCTGGCATGAGATAATTCATAAGCTTATGCCTCTTTGCAAAGGGTATTACTTCACCTCGGTCATTTTCAAAACCAATCTTTGCATTATAATACTTTGACAACAAAAATAAATTATTGTTGTATTCATCCTGCGTTTCTGGTCGACCAACATAACTAGCAACGATCATATCGTCTGGTTTGCTATAAGGATTCACCCGTTTTATTACGTATGCTGCACCTAAAGACTGCCCAAAACCATCTTGTGCGTATGGATCGTGTGCAATAATATACAAATCTTGAGGAACTTCGCCATTCTCCTTGTACGGGCTTTGATATACAACAACACATCCCTTGGTATCGTCGCCCCTTTGCACTGGAAATTTTACAACAGGACGCAACCGGTCATCAGGCTGCAATTTCACCTTGCCACTTTTGGTCTCTATTAAATGCCCTGCAACTGCTAATGACTTATAGATACCGCTGCGGACAAGTTCATTACGCCACTCCATAAGCTGCGCAGTCGGAAATACATTACTAGTATGTTGTAAAAAGGCTTCTTTCGGTGTGAATGGATATTCTGTAATATGCTTATCTAATACACCCGCATCTTTAGCATCTCGTTTTATCTGCTCACGTGTGGCTTCTTCTGACTGCCTGGCGCCCGCTAAATCGCTATTCCCATTCTTATCCATATGTCCTA